TTATTACGGCCCAAATTTTTAAACGGACTATACTTTAATTTATACAAATTTTGGGACTTTTCCAAAGATGAATCTGTTTCTTTAACTTTCAAATAACCTCTATTTGACTGCTGAACTTTAGCAAATGCAATGAGTGCTGCAAAAGATACAAGCCTATCCACATTCACCCCAGGTTGGTATGCTAGCATTTCCTTTAGTAGCATTGGATCTGGTATTCTTTCTATTCCTAAAGTAGAACTAATAACGTTACCTTCGTCATCAAGGTCCTCATCAATCTCTTCTCTTAAGAATTCTATTGCATATGATATAAGATGACTTTTAAAAAGTGTACCTGTATTTTTCCAACCATATTCTTGGTATACTGTTTTGTTTGAGCCTATATCTTTTAAAAATAATATTTGTTGTTTTGGGACTAAATATTTTTGCTTTTTCTTAGATATCATGTACTGAATAAAAAGAGATATGTTGTTTTCTATAACAGCCCATGCATTATACCATTCAATTATTAACTGAAGTCTTTCATGTGTTTTATTAATATCATCAAATCTACCGCACCATGCTGCTACAATTTTATCCTGTTCAATTATTTGCTCTACACCTTCTGGAGTTTCTCTTGTTATCTCAACAGCATTTTTGTAAACATATATACTACACAATGAATCTGACGTTGTTGTTTTACCTTCAGATACGGGGTCAATAGAAGCATAGTATGCACCCCACTCTGGATTTTTAACAGGTCTTTCCCAAACAACTATACTACCTGTTTTATCCTGCATTTTTTTATCTACAGGAAATGTAGTTATAGGAAGTTTTGAAGTTCTCTTAGCTTCTATACCTTCATGTGTTCTGTTAAGCTCTATATGTTCATAATGATATTCTTTGTCTTCTATCTTTTTTAATTGACGTTGAATAATACCTTGTGGAAATATAGATTCTTTCCTATATGCAAAGCCTTCTGCAATATTTGTAGGTTTCTGAGATATCCTTAATTGATATTGTTCTGGATTAAGTTTTATCTTCCATTCAGCTCTTTCAACTAATATTGCCTCTAAAGCTTCTTCTACTTTAGAATTACCAAAGTCATCAATAAAAGGAGGCATTGACCATTGTTCCGGAATAAACAGTCCAGATAATCCTGTAGTACCATCTTTATCTAATAAATCTGTTTCAACAGCATATATATCATTATTAGTAGGATTAAGTATCATATCCTTAAGTGGATTACATTGATCTAAATCACCAACAGATCCTGCCGCAATAAACTGTCCTGTAGTCATCATTCCAGATGACATTGCGGGACGTAAATACTCATACGTATCCATCATCTTGGGTGCAATACCAGCTTCTTCATGAAAGAAATAAGTTGTAGGTCCACCTACTCCAGTTGTTGCATTCTTTTCAAATGATGCACCTTGTATCTTAGATTTTAAACCTTTACTTGTTTTTCTATTGCCAACTCTAACCTCAATCTGCTGTTGCCAAAGTAAAACTTTTTCTGGATTGCTTGGTCTATACCAAGCAGTATGCTCATTAAGAAAATCTTTATACTCTTCTAGAAACTTCCAGGATCCTTTATCATTAATGTAATCTTTAAGACTTGCTCCTATTTTACAAACACTACCTTCTTCAAACCAGTATGTATTTATAAGCTTACCCATATGGAAATAAGAAGATGCTATCTGACGTTTTTTAAATATAGCAGCATGTTTATTATTTAATTCTGCTATTATCTCATATAGGGCCATATGATACTGAGCATCTCTAACTTTTGCAAATCCGTATGCTTTTTCTTCTTTATCATAAATAGGAAGAAAATTTAACCACATATAATAGTCTCTGGTTAAATACCATGTCTCACCTTTATTGTGATATATAACTCCATTTCTACATTTATCTTTTTCTTTATTCCAATATCTAGTGAAGTCTTTTGATCTAAAAGGTTTGTTGCAATAAAACCCTTGATTATTAAATATTCTAGCCTGTTCATTAAAAATGAAAGATGTTTCATCAAAGTTATATTTACCAGGCTCCTTAAATAATGGCAATAAAAAATCTAACCACTCTTGCTCATTTTCAAAAGTGGTTTCAGTCCATTGACCATTATCATATGTTTGTACAATTTTATGCATCTACTATTTTTGCAAATATCATATCATAGTTCATTAGCTGTACTTTTTCGCCATCATGCATCATATCTATACCGTCTGCATGTTCAGAGTATTTTACAACATCTCCAACCTCTAATCCTTGAACGGCATCTCCAACTGCTACTATATCAGCAATATATTCATTTACTACTTCTGTTTTCAGTATTGTTGTTCCCGGATAATATTGAGCTGGTACTTTGTTCTTTATCAATACTTTTCTGCCTATTGGTACTACCTTTTGCTTTGTCATTTTTATTTGATTTTGATTTGTATATGGGTTCATCCCAGTATAAAAAAATTAAATTATTGGTCATACGCTAGTCCTTGACCTCCGCGTACAGAGGTTGATTGTTCATCTTTTAAATCCTTAAATGCACCTTTAAATGATTGCCTAATTGCGTCAAAGTCTTTAGCTACAGCTCTTATTTGACTAATGTTTCCATCTCTACCATCTGTTATTTGAGTATTTGCCATATATGTAGCCATATTATCTAAAGCCTTTTTAATTCCCATATATGCCCGCATTGTTGGCGTTTCATACATTTTTAAACACATATCTAAAGCATATCTTATCTTAGGATCTTCTGTAGATTCTTCTAAACTAACTTCTGTTATAACAATATCTTCTTTTTCATGTTCCGGTAAGTTAAAAAACGGATTAGATTCTGGATCTGGACAAGCCATATAAAATAAATATTGATATATGGACATATATGATTCGGGATATTCTTCCATTATAGATTTTAAAAAGTCTAAAGTATAACAGTGTTCTGTTACTACTACTTTATCATTCTGAATATCAAATAATTTTACTATCATGTTGTTATATCATTTAATACAGTTGCCATCAGTGCTGCAATTTTTATAGATGAACCATTGTCAAAAAATATTTCAGTTCTACCCGGAACTAAATTCTGCCCATCTACTACAGGCTCTAAACTTACAACTTTAGTTCTATTATAATAACCGCTCTGAAGTGACTCTATTATATTTTGTTCTTGAGTATCATATGAAATTGGACCACCCATTGCGCCACTCAAGGCTGCAGCAACTGAAGGATCCGTGTCTGGAGGAAGTGCAGGTGGCGGAGGACTAGGTTCAGTTACGGTTGTTGTAACTGTTTCTACAAATTGTGTAACAATAGTACACGCAATCATATCATTTGGATCTATAGCTGCCATTTTATTTTGTTTTTAGCCAATTAATAATACTAATAACTTCAGACTTAAGATAAGGTAAATCATACATTGTGATATCTTCTAAAATAGGCTCTCCGTTTATATGTTCATTAATTGGATAACCATTTTCATCTTCACCTATTTGTTTAAATTTTACATGCTGTATTGTAAGCTTTCCTATTTTAAGTTTGGGATTATGCTTCTTAATAATATAAGCATAAATACTCAATTGTAGGTTATAATGATTCAAATGACAGTCATCTAAATGAGATACCGGTTTATATAACTTCTTAGTTATACCCTCCCAATTAGTAAAGCCTTTTTCTTTTATTTCTTTATTTGTCTTGTAATCATTAATATTAATGACTCCATTTACTATCTCAACTACATCAGCCTGGCCGCAAATTTTTGCGGACTTTAAATAAACTAAATGTTCTGGATATACGCCATCTGAAAGCTTTTGTTCTGGTGCTAGTTTAACACCATTTTCTTTAACTATAGGTTTTATTATTGGAACTTCAATTCCATCTTTTTCAATTGTTTTAAAATCTAGTATATCAGCTTCTCTTTGATTATGATACCAATTGCCAAGTTTAATTGCCCTATTTTTTTCATTCTCCCAGGCATCTAAAATTTTTTCCGGTGTCATACCGTACCATTTAGATTTTTTGTTTTTAGATGATTTTTTTGCTTGCGTTTTACCATCAAACGGTTCTTTAAACATACTAACTAATGATGTAACACTAATCCAGTCTATATTATCTTGATCATTGCTTTCATATGTATGTCCTTTTTCTTTAAATGTTATTGCCATAGCTATAAGTTTTGTACTCCTGGAAAATCAGGATTTTTATCTTTGTGTAATAATTGTGCAACAGCTGACCCAAACTCTCTGTCATTGGGAAAATCTTTTCTCAACTCTATAACTTTTTCTTTAAAATATCTATCATTTTTACTTACATATGTATAGTCTACATTTTCAGTAAAATACTCTTTAGTTTGCCTAAGTTTATTTAGATCCGGTCTACATTTCTTTGCCATCTTTTATATTTTTATTTAACTTTTCTTCTTCTTCGTCTGTAAGTACAGCATTCCATTTATCTAAAGGACAAGAGCTAGATAATGATCTTATTTTAAGACCCAAGCTGCAACCGCATTCACCACAACATGGTTCTGTCTTAGGAACTGTGCATTTTTTACCAGCTCTATCCAATGAATCACACCTCACACAATGTTGCTCCCATCTTTCTTTAGCAATAGCTTCTACATGCTCCTTCTTAAATAATTTATTTTTTATTCCTTCCAGAATTTGACTTCTATTATTAAAAATATCTTTTATTTTCATGATCTATTGTTTTTAAATTCAGATCTTTTATCATTTATTTCTTTAATTTTAATCAACATTTTTTCATATTTATCTATCTTATTTTCAATAGATAATACTTTAGAATAGCCTTTATAGGTACGCTTTTCTAAATTGCCTAAATAACTTTTGTTTTTAACTATAGCTTTTTCAAGTCTTGCCTTTCTTATTGAAAATGTACCTAATCCTTCAACATAAACTCTATTATCATCTAAATTAGATAAAGCTTCTCTTACTTTAGCATAATAAAATTGAACTAGATCATCTACTACAGACTGATGTACCTCAACTTCATTTGAAATATTCTTTTTAAA